TACAGAAAACGATCTAGCAAGTTTTAAGTTGAGGTTAGAGGATAAACACTTGGCATATCTGATGATGAACATTCGACAAACCTTTCTCGAAATGGATGATTATGAAGAGACTAAACGAGAAGACGAAGAGTTTAGACAAATCATAACCGCAATACTCGAGGATAGATCCTTTAGGGATGCATACATACTGCATGGAATGCGTTGTCAAGAGGTTGACATCACTCTCGGGAAAGGAATGTATTTGAAGTTTTCAATTAAGCGAGATGATGGTACTCCGAAGAACTTGAAATTTCGAGCAGATGTTGTGGACAAAATCAGAAGTAGACTATTTAGATTAGCAGCTCTTGCTTCAAATGGCGAACTTCAAGAGTGTGAACTTACAGACGAGAAGTATGAGCCCATGAAAACGACACGATCATTTGGGATTTGTAGTCCATTTACACACAAATTCTGGTGTGTTTCTGGGGTCAACTGTAACTCCGATTGTAGAGTAGCTCCTGTTTCAAATATAATGGAACTTGCAGCCAGAAACCCCTTGAAAACCCTAGCAATTGGTGCAGCCTGCTTCAAGATATTCATGAATGTTGTTGATATCACAAAGACAATGAGTGATATCTTTTCAGGAATCTTGTTGACGGATGTTCCGGAAAATTCAGAATTCATAGGCGGTAAAATCGACCCTTTTGGGAGTAGTAGTAAAACTGTTAGTTTTAAGAATGCTCCAATTGATTACGTGTTTATTTTACGGCCGAATGAAGAAACTGTGCTGTCACCTGCCGATGTGTTGGATGCAATCTTAGAATGGTCAAGGGACAAGACCTTAGCAGGGCCCTATGAATCCTTAGCCAAAAGTTTCATATATGATTGGTCTAAAACTTTAGGGTTGAATCCTAGCGACCTAGTAGAAGGGTTTGCCGTTGTAGATCTTCGTACACTAAATCTCCATTGTTCTTGTTGTCCACGAACATTTATGGAGAAACTCAACTCCCCACTTATGATCTATGGGAAGCCTTGTGTTACTAATTTCTTTGAGCACTATATTGAAAGGTTAATGGTTCTGTCTACTGAAAAGATAGATGATATTATTGACTTGGTTGAAGTTGAATCCGGCCGACTCCAGTATAACACGGGTTCTAACCGTGTTAGAAGGACAGTTGATAGAAGACGGAATATCAGACCAAAACCTGATGAGCCAGTGAAAGTCAAAGGACGTTTGCAGGCAACTAATTCAAATCCAGTACATGACAAGAGATTCAAGGACATCATGAGTAGAGTGTATGACTTGCGAGTGACTCCAGAGAATACACAACGGACCTCAAGGGTATCAGCCTTAGCTCTTGGCCTAAATTGTTTTCTAACGGTAGGCCACGCCTTTGGACCCCCAACTACCTACAGAAATTATTCAACCGTTGAGAATGGAGTTAATCCTTTGGTGAAGAGAGCTGATATTGATCTCACTGATCCTGACAATCTTACAGTCAGTCTAACGGTGGTTGACGAACAACTCACTCGTATAAAGTCCATAAACGGGCATCATTCTCAAGATGCACTCATTGTGAACCTTGGCAGTGGGAAAACTGTGTCGAAAGCAAATTTGTTCCTGAAGAGAGAGAAATTTCTCGGGAGACTAACATTCCAAGATGTAACACTAGTTAACCCTATTCTTGGGAACATAAATGTTGGCACCGTTCAGATAAGACCAGACCTGGCGTCAGAGCTGAAGTCCCAGTCCCATAGATATGTTCACGATGGTATAATACTGTACAACGAACTTAGTAATTTAGATGGTTACTGTGGTTCACCCTATGTTGCATTCTTCGAAGGGAATTATTCAATAATAGGTATACACGTAGCATCAGCTAAGTTTGAAAAGGAAGTGCAGATGATTGAACCTGGACCTAAGAGCGTGGGTGTGTTACTGAGCAAAGAGGTTGTGAATGCGGCATTACCAAAAGAACAGTCTGGTTTAAGTATTGCAAAACCTCTTCCAAACTATACACTGCCTCCGGAAATGGAAGACATTAAAGCATGTGACCCAGGGTTTGAATCAATAACCCGGTTATCAGTCGCAAAGTCATTCCAGGACTACTATGATGGGAAAACCCCGTCAGCTCAGTATGTTGGAGAGACCAAGGCAAAAGCATTCCCAAGAGGGAAAACAGCCCTTATACCTAGTTTGATCAATGGTCTGACAGGGAAAGGACATTTGCATGCTCCAGCATTTCAGGGTGATGAGAACGTCACGGCCCAAGATGTAGCTGAGTTAGGGTTGGCCAGATCTGTTACCTATCGGAATAAGATGCCTGCGCCTGGATATAACAAATTCAATGAGCATGCTCGTAACATATTTGTTGTCAATCCACCCGACAATCCTATTAAAACACGTTTGTCAAGAATAGAGGCCATTAATGGAGGGTATGCAGATTGCTCATTTGTAAACACCTATGATTGGGCTGGATCGTGTTTTAGTAACACAGAAATGGACTGTGAAGGAGCAGATTTTAGTTCAGGGAAGCTTGAAATAAAGCCAATAGATCGTTCCTCAGCCGCTGGGATGAACGGGCTCAAACAACGGGACTTCTTAAAGCAGGTGGAATTCCAGAATAGGCGAGGTGAGACTATATTACTGTATGATATAGATACCTCCACAGTTCATGGGTCTCAGGCTTTAGCTCTCCTCAAACGAACAGAGGTTGAACTGTTGGAAGGGAAGTCAGTTTGGATAGCTTTTGATGTCTGTTTAAAAGATGAAGCACTCCTGATTAAGAAACTAAAGGAATGGTTGATCGATATTTTCCCCGAAGTTCGTGAGTTACCAAAAGGGGGGAAAACTCGTATATTTACAGTAGTATATTGGGTGTATAACCTGCTATTGAAAATGTATACTGCACCAGCATTAACCTATATCAAGTCTCTTAAAGGATTGATTAATTTTGCTTCAGGCTTTAATTGCTACTCTCCTGAATGGGAGAAAATCTTTTCTCACTTTGACTCTGTCAATGATAGTGAGGTATCCTTCTTAGCAGCTGATGTCAGCGATCAAGAATCTTTTATTGATTCTGCCACTGTTGGTGGGTTGTGTCGGTTGATGTCGATTGTGTATGATGTTCAAGACACCATTTGGGTTAAAACATGCCCTAGAAATGCCACATGGAACACTTACATTAACACCATCAAAAACGACAAGGAGACCCCTGCACTTCTCAGAGCAGCAAGGGACGCAATAGTTAATAGTGTGTGCCCTTCTTTAAACACCATTGGATCATCTGTTTACTTCGCAAGTGCGAGAAATCAGTCTGGTTCATACCTCACATCAATGCTTTCCTATTATTCTTCCGCAGCTTCTGAATATTATTGCTTGGATAAAGGACTCAAGCTCATAAATCATCTTCAGCGAAAGTTGGGCCGGGCCACATTAGAGTCTCCTGCTACCATGAGTGATAGGTTTGGATTATTTTCAGGTGATGACCAAATTATCTGTTATTCAAAGCGGATGAAGACTATGTTAACTTTGGGTAACAAACTCCTTGCCGAGATACCTCTTCTAGAAAGAAGAGCTTATCCAGTACCGATTGTCATAGGTGATGATCTCGATGAATCACTTCACGTTGGTTCGTTTATACGTGCTATCACTCTATTCTATGCAGGAATAGAGATGGTCGACCCAGATACGGGAGGAGTACCCCAATTAGTTACAGAAGATCAAGCTCCTTTTCTTGGTAATCTAACCCAAGTTAATCCTGAACTAACAGAAGAGATTGTTTCAAAAGGTGGCCCACAAGTGCACAAATTTGCTGTTTTGGAAACCAGCAGGACATATAAATGTTTGAACTGGGTGAGAGTGTCAGAACACTCCTGTCCTGCTGCAGCGTTGGTACAAAACGCCAACACAATGTTAGAGCTAACCTTTACGCGAGGAAGGGAAGCATACGATATTTCACGAGGGAATCTAGGTTCCTGGTTGAGAGAAGTTGGGATAACCAGCCCATTATTAACCTTTACTCAATGTGTTGATCGGTTTATTGACCGGGATTACACACTTGGAGATGAAGCCAACATCTTTCCTTTGATATAGGAAGAACCGTTAAACTGGTTAAATTTT